CGTAATACGTTTTCACAAGACACTTTATTTTTTCATTTGGCTTATATAAAGCAACAAAGCGTATTTCTTCTTTTATGTGGTCTGTGTACATCTTCATATAATTTAACTATTCATATTCTAATTTAAAACGATTTTTTTTAATTTATGTTCTATAGTCCCAATAAGCGGGGTTTTTTCGAGTGTCTAAATGTAAAAAAGTGTTATATATACCTATACCTTTTATATTCAAGTCCTCGCAGTCTTTTAAATATCGAACCTCATCTAATAGCTCTTCAGGACTCAGTCCTTCTACAGCTATATCTGAAGCCTTGCCTTTAACGTGCTGAGAACTATCATTAGAACCTATATGCCTATTATACTCTATACATCTATAGCCCGAGTTAACTCTTATAGACTTGCCTATATGTTCTCTTATTTTTTGAAGCTCTTTAGCTAAGTTTTTTATATTATCTAAAACATCTTCAGGCATATCGCAACCGCAAGAACATTCAAACTCCCATAAGTTAAAGTTCTCAGTTAGACGCATCTATTACGGTTTTAAATGATAGGTTAAGTTTTGGAAATAATATTATCATAGGCTCTTTACTAAATAAATCCTCCTTAGACCTATATAAGCCCTTTTTAACGACTTTTCCTAATAAATCGTATATAATATAAGGCTCATCAGTTTTAAGGCTCTTAGAGTGCTCTAAAACGCTTAGAGAGGCATCTGTAATTATATCTCCGTAAACAATTAAGCCTTCAGCTTCAGTATCTACAGCTCCTGACGTTATTATTAAATTGCCCATTATAATTAATTCGCTCGTACAATTATTGCTAAATGTCACTTGGCTTTCAGTATTTAAAGCGTAAAAGTCTCCGTTAACTGTTAGTGTAGTGTTACTAAGTCTTAAATGATTGTCATTTATATTAACGTCTCCGTTAGTATAATAATTTTGATATTCAGAATAAATACATTCAGGAAAGTCAGAATGGTTGTCGTCATCTGTAGAACAGCAACCTAATCGTAAGTCCCATTGTAAATCATTTAACACATCTCCTATAGATGTTTGAGATAACGCACTTAAAGAAAATGCTAATAATAGAATCGTAATAATTTTTTTCATCTTTATTTTTGTTTTTTATTTCTTAAATCGTTTTTTATTATAGCTATTATCTTGAAAATAGTGTAAGCAATAGATACCATAAGCAAAGCAGTTTTAAGTAAAGCGTCAATATTGCTAAGCGTTGATAAAAAGGCGAGTGTATTAATGCTGTATATTTTAATCGTATCAAATGTGCCCATTTTATAAATAAGGGTTTCAAAGGTTTTCATTATTTTATCTTGTTAATTCTTGTAAGGTTGTTTCGGGGAGTTTTTCGTTCCAAACTCTGAACCTTTTAACTCTCCATTGCCCCGTAGTTTCGAACCCGTACCAACTCGTATTTTCTATATTATTTATAACCGAACAGTCGTTAGTCCCCGAATCTGTATTAGTTCCGTTTGCACCATTGTAAAAGCCAAATTGATTAGCTCCTACGTATATTTTTTGAGTACCTGAAAAAGTAGGCTCTGTCTGTATATGAGTGTCTAATATAGCTGTCCCTCCGATTTGTATTCTGTTTCTCCAATAACCCGCAGAACTACCGAAACCTATATAATCCGTATTGGTTTGGTTTCTCACTAATAAAGGGACTACACTTGTGCCCGAAGCATTAATGTAAGAAGGAGCTAATTCTAAAACAACTGAAATCCCCGCAGACGTATCGAAATAATCTTTAGTAAAATCCATTGCTCCGTTAGAGAAGTTTGCTCGTGCTTTTGTTACACTTCCTGAGGTATCGTTAGGAATATAATTAACGGGATAAGTTCCGATAGTGGCTTGAGCTCCCCAAATATATGCAGACTTACCTATAGGAGAATCTCCTCCTGAAAAACCAAAAACCCCTACTCCGTCTGAAAATCTTATAGAGTAAGTTTGAGAACCCGCTCCCGTAGACGCTTTATAAAACCATATCCTAAACCAACCGTCGTTATACTTTTCGACTCCATAATTATCTACAGCTCCCAAAGGAAAAACAGCTTCGTTCAAAAAGTCAAAAGTAACACCGTAAACCCCTTGAACGTCAATTAAAATATATTGAGCTGTATCTTTTTTTACAAATAAACTAACTACAGCGTCGCTATTTAAGTCTATAGTCCCAAAGTTGACTAATGTGCTTGAAGTAGATGCTCCTGAAATTGTTATTTTAGTAGCTTCGTTTAATCCATTTGGAGCTATAGCTTTATTATACTCTTTAGTTAAATTCGACTCAACCCAAAGAGCATTGTTAAAAGTTTGTCCGTAGTCAGCGGTATTAATTCTCTCGTCTTCTAAAATAAGGCAAGGGCAGTCACTTACAGAGTTGTCGTAATAATATCCATAATTCCCTCTTGGTTGGTATTCTGTAGAATTACTACCTACCTCTAATTGCATACCCCATAGCTGATAATTATCTCCGTCAGCTCCATTAGAAGAGCCATTGAATCTAATATTAGGAGTAGATACCACTCCCGAAGGGACTGTAAAAGTATATGTGAGTTTTTCCCAATCTCCCGTTCCTTCAGGTATAAGCGTATCAGATATTACAGCACTACCCGAATTATAATAAGCAATTTGAAACGGAGACGTAAAAGACGTCTTAATCCATACGCTTGCCGTATAAGTTTCTCCTACTGTTAAAGCTTCGGTTAAATCTTGTGTTATTTGGTGGTTGGTAGTTCCTGATAAAGATATATCTAAAAGCAAGCCTTTATCTTCAGCTACTGTATTCCCTAAAGGAGTCGTATCGTCTGTATTTATGCTTGCTGTTACTCCCGCTCCGAAAGTAATACCGTTAAAGTTTACTGTATCAATAAGTAAATTTCTATAGGGAATCTGATAACTATTCCTCCAATCTATTTGGGGCTCGTTAACGCCAATAGTTTCTATATAACCGTCTTTATTAACTTTTGTAGAGGCTGTAGATATTGTAGAAAATTGGTCTGCGTGAGCTTCGTTAGGAATAGGAGAGTAAACTCTATTATTTTTGTAAGCTATAGGGAGTATCTCTAAAGACGGTCTTTTTATCATTTTATCACTTTTAAGTTAACCAAGTTAAGTAGTCTACGTATCCCGTAGGAGATATATCTGAGCCCGAGTTAGTTTTATATTCAGGGAATTTAGTAGAGTTGTCGCATAGATATTTAACCAATCTATCAGTATAGAAGTTAGCGTTAATTCTCGTTTGCTCTTGTATATAATCTACTTCGTCTTTGCTTAATGTTTCAGAGTTCTCTGAGCTATGCTTAAATACACCACCGTTAGCGATTGTAATAGAAGCGAAAGGCAGATACATAACTAACGACCACTCGACCAACATAGGTTTTATATAATTATTTATTAGTAGTTTATAGTCTGCGTTTTCTACTTCATCCATAGTCTGAGCTATTATTATACTCTGAAATTTCTCGTACAAGTCAGTCCCTAAATAGGACTGTACGTGAATATCTTGAGCCTTCTCTATGTAAGGAGTTATCTTAGTTGCGTCTAAGTTTCCGTCAATTAGACTATGTCTTTTTATGTCTTGAATACTGATAAAGAGAGCTTTCATTTTATCCTTTATATTTTGGGTGATGTCCGTTTCTTGGCATATCTTTTGGAGCTACAGTTGAGGTCTCGTACTCCTTGCCTTTTGGAGTGTATGTTTTAGGAATAGAGTTAACCTCTTCCCCTTTAGATATATGTTTTTCTGTTTTAGATTTTAATCTATATAGCTCCTCTTGAAAAAAATGTCCGCAGTTAACCCCGCCTTTGTACTTGAACAAACTATAATTCTGTCCTTTATGCCCATGAGATTTATTAACTCCCGAGAAGGAAGCTTGGTCTATGTCTTCTTTACGATATACAACACCTTTAGCTGTTCTGTTCATCATAGTTTTGCAAAATTCTCTACTATTATCTGAGCTGTATTTTTCTTGGTATGTATATCTAATCTTGTAAAAGGATTTATCTAAAAAGCTTTTTTCATTTGGTTTAGACTTTATAAAAGCCGACAGCTTATTAATTACAGAGCTTTTTTCTTTAATTAATCTGTTAGCCCAATCCTCCGAGTCTTCGTTATCCTCCGAGTATTCTCTCGAATCCACTAACTCCCACTCCTCTAAATCTAAAAGCTCTCCCGCTAAAGAGTCTAACATATCCTTATCGTTAAAACCTTCGTTTTCCTTAGCCATTTTAACGCCCGTTTGCTCTTCTTTTGTTTCGCCGTCCATACCTTCAGAATCAATAAACTCTAAAGGTTGAATAGTCTTAAAGTACATATTTAAAGATATACTGTTTACAGATAATATCTCATCTAAAGCGTCTATAAGCTCCTCTTGATAAGATTTTATTACGCTATTATCAAAAAATAAAGAAGCGTTTTTAATCTCGTCAGCGTTAGAGCCTAACCCATTACCTCCGTCTCTAACCCCTAATAGTAAAGGAGAGGTTACAGCATGAGCTGTAATTAGCTTACTCCTACACTCTTCAGATAAATACCTATAATGCTCAGGAGCGTTATCTAAAGGGATGTTATCTATAGTTGACGCCGACTCCTTATTATTGTTAAAAGCAATAACTACCTTATCTCCTTTTGCTGAAGTGAACTTGTTTTTGGTCTCTGTTTTTATCCTTCTTTGTTGGTCTTCGTTAGGGACACCGTTGTTAAAGTTTATAATCTTAGTTCCCGAGAAACCGTTATCTATGTCGTTGATTAAATACTCTGAAATTTGCTCTTCTAAGTAAGCATAAGGAAGAGCTCCTACGTAATCTACGGGCTGATAAAAAACGTACCCCGAAATATAAGAGGATATTATATAAACCTCTGTTTGTGTTTTATTTGTAGTTCCGAATACGGGAATAGGTTTTAGTTTATCGCTTCGCTTTCGCTCTAACCAATTAGGGTGGTACATCCAACGAGTTATATCCCCTTTATCGTTAGGAGTTCCCGCTCTTAATGTATTCATAGGGAAATGAGACACAGAAGAGACTTTTTTATTTTTATAAGCAACCTGAATAGCTCCCATACCTAAAAGTTTCCTATCGAAAATTATCTTTCTAAGGTCTTTAGGTTTTAACAAACTCATCATTTGAGCGTATTGTTCGGGCTTTCTATTGGAGTCGGTAGCGTCTAATCCTTTACCGTATATCTTTTTTGATATTTGAGAGATTATAACTTGATTTGTAGTGCTTCCTATATATCTATCTATTAAATATTGAAAGTAGTTATTGTCTTCCCCATACTCTATAATACCTTCCCTTGCGTTCTCGACAATAGAAGGAGCTTCGTAAGATGACAAGTTTATAAAATGTATATTATCGTTTTTCATTAATTTAGTATTATATATTCGTTAGAGCTTTTATGTTCTATTATATCGCTAAAGTTCCCTGAAGTATTCTCTGAAGCTGACACCACCCTTAATAGACCTCTATATAATATAAACTCATCCGAAGCCCTCTTATCATTTATAGAATTATCTACTTCGAGAAAAGGAATAACCCCTTCAGAATATACCTTTACATTATAAACATGGTCTAATATAGCGAAATCAAAAACATCCGTAAAAGTATTAAAGTCCTGAGAGGCTACTACAAACCCGTTAGCTAATTTATAAAAACTCTCGTTAGACTGCTCATCCGTAAACTCGAATAAGTAAGCGTCTCCGTCTCTTCCTATATAGTTTATACTCTGAGAGAGTCCCGAATCGTTTATATATATCATATTAATATAACGAGAATTTAGTATTAATATATCATAAAAAAAGAATCCCCCCGTTAATTCAGCTTTTTATTTTTTGAGGATACCTTTTTATATATTTATTAGTTAATATATTTAAGTAACTCACTTTTTAGATAACTATCTTAACGACAGTTATTTACGTTGTTTTGAATCGTGACAAAAATATTAAAAGTGTCACGTTTTAAAACGTCTTTTTGGCACAAAAAAAGGAGACTATATAAGCCTCCTTTCAATATATAAATAAAGTTTCTGTTAAACTCCCTCTACAGTAGTAAAGTTAATCCCGTCATCTATAATAGCTGAGTCAACTATAAAAGCGGGCTCTTTTTCTGAGGCTGATATAGTTAATGTATATCCGTTAAAATCTCCCAATCCCGAACCTGAGTTAGTGTTTACTGAAACATTGCAACCGTTTTGAGCTCCATAAAGCTTAAAAACGCCGTCCCAACCCTCAGTTATTACTATAGGTCTACCATAAGATAATAACTTCAACTCTTTACGAGTTACTGCGTCTTGAGAGGCAAGGGTTAAAGAACCCGAAGCCGACCAAAAAGCCGTATTATTATCTCCGTTAGTTTCTCCCGTTTCGTCCATAGTATTAGCACCTCTTAAATCGTACTTATACATCGTTATATTACCTGAGCTCGTACCTTCTACTAACTCTGTAGTAACATTAATCTCTAAATCTCCATAAATCCCCTCAGCATAATTTATAAAACTTATGCTTTTTAGTCCCGCTACTGTCTTACAGCCAACTAAACGACCTTTTGAAATATCGCACGCCATTAGTTAGGAGTTATTTGTGTTGCTGATAATGAAATATTAGTAGCTCCATTTAAAACTATTTGAGCTAATGTAGTATTAACTCCCGATATGTTTAAAGTGTAGCCGTTAAAGTCTCCCATACCTGAACCCGAGTTAGTACTTACTGAAATATCGCAACCGTCGTCGTATCCGTATAATTTACGGACTCCGTTATAGTCTTCGGCAATAACGTAAACTCTCGCTTTAGACAAGGTTTCCAACTCTTTACGAGTGTCTTCCTCTTGATAAGGAAGCTGTATAGAGCCTGATATAGTCTGAAAACTTGTATTATTATCTCTTGAAGACTCTCCCGTCTCGTCTATTGAGTTGTTAGCTCCTCTAAGGTTAAATTTATAGAAGGTTGTAGCTGTATCGAAAGCACTTATAGAGCCCTCTGCTGAAAAGGTAGCTGACGCTCCGTTAAAGTTAGCTAACTCTATATGTTTGATGCCTCCTATACTCTTACATGCTATCCCTCTTCCCGTTGTTAAATCACACGCCATAAAAAAAAATATTATTTGTTATTAAAAAAGGGAAGGAAAATCTTTAGATAAACCTCCCCTTTGTCTTTGTTAGTTAATTATTATTTAATCCTAATTCAAGGCGTTAACAATTCCGTAAGTCACGATGTCTTCTACGTTAGCGTAAACTACTCCCGCAGTAAATCGAGCTACGTATCTTACATTCTGAGAACCGTCAATCATAGCCATATCAATAACAGACACTTCGTTATGGTCTGCTAATAATCCCGTACCAAAAAACAAGTTCTCTTTATAAGTACAAATCATTGTATTGGCTGACATTCCGTTAGCTACAAAAACCTTAACTCCGTCGAATACTACGTTATCTAAACTTTGATTATTGAATCTGTCAAGATGTCCCGCAGTTCCTAAAGCTCTAACGTATTTTCTGTAAACGTCTTGAGAGATATATAAATATAAATTCTCTTTACCGAACATAGTATCAGGCACAGCGTCAAGGACTTTACCCATTTCAGCAATTACGTTAGCTGAAGTTACAGTAGTACCCGTTACCTCGTTAGCTGAAGGTAAATTAGCGTCAAGGCTCAATAAAGTCTCAAACCCCGCAAAAGAACCGTCTCCTCCCGCTGTTCCTTGCCAAATAGCAGTCTCTACCGCTGAGGCTGTCTTGTCGCTTACGTATCCGATTAAGTACTCGTTAAAGCTCTTAGGGATTTCGTCGTGAGCTGAGTAGCCCATTTCTACAGCTTGCCAATCGCTTCTTAATGTTTCCTTACAGATTTGCAAGTTAACTTGTAAAGACTTAGGCTCTAAAATAGCTTCTGTTTTAGTAATTGTAGAGGTCGCTGTGAAGTCACAAGTTCCGTCTTTTAATAAGTCGTCTGTATTTAATACAGAAATAACTTCTTTGTATTTTACATTAGGTTTAACTTCGATACCGCCTCCCATAATGGTATTAGCTGTAAGTAAAGAAGCCGAAATAAACTTACCCGCATGCTCTCCCGCATAAGTTGTTGTAATATTTGTTGTTGTAGGCATAATTAAATGTTGTTTCTAATTTGTGAGTGAATAAATTGTAGTTTTGTTTTTGGTTTAGAAGCCTCTTCTTTGCTTAGCTTCATATTTTTTAAAGGGTTGTGAAAGTTTAACTTAGTCTCTTCCTCTGTAGCTTCCTCTGTAGCTTCCTCTGACACTACGTCTTCAGATACTGAAACTTCAGATAGCTCTATGATTTTAGCTTCTAACTCAGCTATCTTTTTGTCCTTAGCGTCGATGTCAGCTTGAGTAAAATGTACCTCAGTAGTCTCTACTACTTTTTTAGGTTGAGTCTTAACTTCGTCTTGAAGCTCCTCTTCTTGTGCTACCTCAGGCTCTACAGAATCCTCTTCGCTTGAAGCTTCCTTAATTTCTCCGATAAGACCTTCTTCAGATACGACTAACTCTCTACCGTCTTCTAAAGTGTACTCCCCAATAGGAAGAGCTACTCTATCTCCCTCTGACACTATAAAGACCTCCATTCCCGCCTCAAAGCTCTCTGCTTCTACAACAGTACCGTTGTCTAATTTAGCACTCTCTAAGAAAACATCCGCCCCCAAAAGGGTTAAGAGTTTATTAAGTCTCTTTTTTGTGTTTGTGTTCATATTTACATTTGTTTAATTAGTAATAAAACGTCTATTAATCTATTATATATCAATTATTAAAAAGTATTAATAATTTTGTCCCGTAAGCTCTTTGTAGGTCTTACCTCTTTTTTTCTTAACGACTCTGTTATCTGTCTTTACTTTAATTTCTTTTTGCTTTAATACATTTTTATAAAAATTAGGATACGGTATAGACTCTGAAATATGTGTTATTGAGTTTGATACTGTAGGTACTGACACTGATAATGCTCCTAAGTCTATATTATAGCTTATAGCGTTTAGGTCTTCCGATATATTAGCTACACTAAAAACATCTATATTGTTAGATGCAAAAATATAGTCTATAGAATCTATATTAACCTCAGTTATTGAGTCTACACTTATGTCATCTAAAATTAAATCAAAACTTAAAAGCTCCAAATCTATATTAGAACTTGTCTCTACAGATATATCTTTTATGTCTTCACTAAACGAAATAGAATCTAATAAGGTAGTAGTAGCTCCTGAGCTAACTACGGCTATATCTAATTGAGATAAGACTAAAGATAATGAATCTAATTCTGTAACAGAGCTCCCTTCAGTAATAACAGACAAATCCTCTAATGAAGACGCAAAACCTAAAGAGTCTAAGCTTATAGATATACTCTCTGTAGTGTTTACGGTTATGTTATTTATTCCTTCTACTAAAGATAACGAGTCTAAATCTGTAGATATATTTACAGAAACCGAGACGCCTATATCGTTAACCGTTTCTACTAAAGATAATGAGTCTAAATCCGTAGACACATTTGTAGATATAGTTACGTCTATATCGTTAATATTTTCTACTAAGGATAAGGAGTCTATATCTGTAGATACATTTGCAAAAGAAGTTACGCTTATGTCATTAACTACCTCCGTTAAAGATAGTGAGTCTAAGTCTGTAGATATATTCTCTGTAGAGGTTACCGCTATATCGTTGATATTTTCTACTAAAGATATTGACTCTAAATCTGTAGCTACGCTCGTCGATATAGTTACGTCTATATTATTAATAGTCTCTGAATAGCTTAACGAATCTATAGTAAAAGACTCGTTAATAGGGGTTGAAACCGTTATATCATTTAAAGACTCTATAAAAGACTGAGAGTCTAATTCTATAGTAGCGTCTCCCGTTGGGGCGTCGGGTATTTCTAATTCTATCCAAGAAATAGCACCACCTCGTCTACTTGAAGGCTTGCCTCCGCCTCCTTCGATAGTAAGCCTAACTCTTAAATCTGAATAGTCGGTAATCGCTGATATACTTGCAGACGAAAGATTTACTACTACAGTACCCCATAAGCCCATAGTAAAACCTGAGCCAAAAGATATAATAGTAGTTCCTTGTCTTAACTCATAGCCGATAGTTGAAGTACTCCCTGAATTATTATTAGGGACTCCTCCGTCAGCTTTACTATGTCTAAACCTTAATATGTGCCCCGTATCGACTTCGGGGTTTGTCAATGGATTTAATAAAACCTCAAAATTAGCGGTAGAGTTATCCGCAGACCAAACGTAATCGCTATCGTTAGGAGTTACCTCATCTACGTCTAAATGAGTCCCTCCGCCGATAGCTACACTTGAAAGTATAGTCGATATTGCTCTACCAAATTGAGCCATACTACTACGCTAAAGTTAACAATCCTGAAGCGTTAATATTTAAAGTGAAATCTCCTGAAGAGGATGTTTTGTCAGTTACGAAATCATAGTAAGCTACTAATATATCGGTAGCTGAGTTCCCCGTATCTTTATATAAAACGCACCCTCTCGCTGTTATAGAAGAGCTCGTCCAAGTTATATTGTCACAGTCTAATACTGCGTTGTCATTAGTGTCATTCTCTAACGCTGTTACTCCCGCTAAGGTTTTTCCTCCCGCTGTATATCCCGTTCCTACGACTTCATTTGTAACCTCACTCCTAAAGTCGTGATTATTGTCAGGAGTGTAAGCCGAAGTCACTAACATTATTTTAAATGTATCTGTGCCGAAATTTAAGTCTCCTTTTAAAAAAGCTTCTTTGCCTTTATTATACTTTACGTTTGCCATTGTTTATTTATTTGTTTATATGGAATTTATATAATTTACTATTTCTTGAATCTCATCCTCAGTTAAATCTCTATCTAAATCTAAAAGCTCTCCCGCTCTCTCTTCTGTCATAACCTCTTCTGTTATAACTTCGTCTGCGGACGCTTCTACTAACTTATCTGAAAATCTCCCCTCTATAGAGAAGCCTTTATATGTACCTTCTTTAACCTCTTGCCATACGTCATCGTTCTCTACTTTAAAAATAACAGCCCAACCACCCTCTACCGCTTTAAGTCCGTAGGTATTTATTTTGTCATTATCAATGTCGTTTACTATCCAAGACTCTACTACAGTAACATCGTTAACTCTGTCTTTGTGGTCTACAGTTGTATTAGATAAGTTTAGGTGCTTCATATATAAATGAGAAGCTTTTAAGACAGTGTCTTTAGAAAAAACTACCTCGTACTGCTCCCCTTTATTTACTCTAAGTATTTTTTTATCGGGTACTAAAGCAAAGCCTACTACCAACCTTTTTTCTGAGTCTATAGACTTGAACTTAACCTCGTGCTTATTCAAGTGAATAAAGTCCTCTTCTATAGCGGGTTGTTCTACAAAGCTTATAGCAAATATCCCGTCGTTTTTTTCGTTATCGTCTATAAATAACTCTATTAATTTTAATCCTTTCATAATATTAAAACGCTTTTTTATTTAGTTTATATCAATATATTAAAACCCCGCTCCTTCAATTCTGTTTCGTTCTAAAGCTTGAGCCGATGCTACTTCCGTCGAAGTTATATAAGCTTGAACGGGTTGCCCTGAGTTATTAGCATTTGCTATAGCTATTTGAGAGTTAGTATCGTTATTAAGACCGTCAAATGTATTGTCTTGAGCTCCTTGAGAAAATGTAGCGGAAGCTCCTCCGCCACTAATTCCGCCACCACCCGAAACACTACCTCCCGTAGAACTTAAAGTAGTAGCTCCTATCTGAGCTATAGATAACCCCGCTGTTAATTTTGTTTTAGATATTGACGCTAAGGTTTTCCCCGCAGAAGCTACCTTAGTAGGGTTAGGTACAGCTAACCCCGAAGGCGTAGGAATAAGAGCGGGTATCTTACTTTCTTGAGCCACTTGCTGAGCTATAGACTCCTGAGCTGAAGTTATAACCTTAGCTATAGCTGAGCCCTTCTCTACTAATAAGCCCGCTAAAGCAACAGCTTTATTTTTGCCCGTTATCTGACTAAGTAATCCCGTTAATCCTTGAGCAAACCCTATATATTGCTCGTTAATTTGCTTTTTCTTTTGAGACTCTTCCTCTTCTAAAGCTATTCTCTCCTCTTGTATAGTCTTCCTTCTCTCTAAATCTGCTAATCTCTCTTCCTCTGCTTTTTCCTTCTCTTCCGCTTCCTTCTGAGCCTTAGCTTCCTTCCTTTCGTTCTCTAACTCTACTTCAGCTTCGTAAAACTCTTGCTTTTTAGCATTTAACTCTATCTCCGCATCTACGTAAGCCTGAGTCCCTTCTTTATATAATGCTTTTTTATCCTCTAACCTCTGAAGCTCTATAAGTTTCTCCTCCTCTAAAACAGACTTTAAAGCCTCTAACCTCATCTCGTCGTTAGTTATCTGCTCTGCTGTAAATCTCTTTTTTTGTATAGCTAAGGAGTTCTCTGCCTCTGCTTTCGTTTGAACTAACTCTATAGCTTCTTTATCTAAAGCTAAATCGTTTACCTTTTGCTCAGATATGAAGCCTTCTATTTGAGCTAAGACTCCTTTTTTTTCGTTTAATGCGTTTATTAAAGCGACTTCGTTCTCTATACTCTTATTAGCGTTGAATTGAGCTTGAGCGTTGGCTACTACTACCTCAGCTTGCCTTAGCATAGCTTTAGTCTGCTCCTCTAAAACCTCTTTAAGTTTGTTGTTAGCGTCTCTTCTCTCGTCTATAGTGTTTCTCTCTTCGTCTCTTATCTGTCTAAGCTTTTCAGCTTGCCTATCGTACTCCTCTATTAATCCCGTTATACGAGCTTCGGCTAACTGAGAGTTATTAGCTAACTCAGTCATAGCTTTAGCTGAGTCTAAAAGCTTTTTTGGGTTTATCTTAGATATACCGTCAGCTACCCCTACAGCTAACTTACCTACCTCGCTAACAGCTCCTCCAAATTCTTTTACTACGTCTTTTCCCGCCTTAACAAAGCCTTCTCCCAACTCTTTTATAGCTTTTTTTGTCTCCTCTATGTCGGCTTTAGCCTTCTCTACGCCCTCGTCGTCCCCGAATACCTTCTCATAAGCTAATTTAAGACCTTGAAGTCCTAACTTTAAAGCGTTAAACTGAAGACGTAAAGGGGTTAATACTAAGGTTATAAGCCCTAAACCTACCTTTTTTAAAGACTCAAAACCACCCGTAGCCTCTGAAACACTCTTAAATACACCCGAAATTACGTCAGATACGGCGTTAAAACCTAACTGCAAGGTATTCATTGCCGTAGTTAGCGTATCTACTACCTTCTGATTTTTAGAAAAAACAGCCATAAGCCCCGCAATAGATGAAACTATAAGCCCTATTCCCGCTACTTTCATAGCTGTCCCTATACCTTTAATCCCTTTAGAGGCTAATTCAGAGCTTTTAGATAAGCCTCCTAAAGACTTAGAAGCATCTTTATTAGCGTCGCTATTCTCTTTTAGCTTATTATTTAGGTTGTCTACGTCTTTAGTAGTTTCTTTTAAGTTAGACTTTACTTCTAACTCTACTACTTTCTTTTTGTCAGCCATTTATACTCTCTTTTTATTTGTTCAATTCCTTCTTTTATTGTTTTCGGTTGAGAAAATCTACCCTTTGCTATCTCTATACTTTCTCCTCCTCCGTAATAAGGATGCTCTCTTAATAGCTTTAATGTTTCTACAATATCTATCTCCATAATTATAGCGTCGTTTGTGTTACCGTACTCGATATGGTTTCATTTAATACGCTATCGTAAGCTAAACATCTAAAATCATAAGAAGTACTTGAGTCTAAACCTTTGTAAGTAATCTCTGAGGTTTGGTTTACTTTAGTGTCTCCAAAGGAGGTTACTTTTGCCGTTATCCAATCTGAGTCTACAGCTTTTTTATACTGAAAAACTACCTTATTTAATCCCGAGCCCGAATCCTCTATACTATAATCTATTCGTACTGTGCTCGATGTTTTTACGTCATAAGCCCAAGTAAAAATAACGGGGTTTGTAGTGTCCTCTACTATTACTGTCCTCGTCGCTATAGTTATATTATTATCTGAATCTACAGCTTTATATCTAACGTAATAAGTCCCCACAGAGCTTATATCTGTTAAGTCTTGTATAGTTGTTACTGATAGAGCTCCGTCTTCAGTGTCTGTAGCTGTAGCCCCCGAGTCTATGTAACTAATACCTGAAGCGTTAACTGTATCGGGGTTTGAACCTAAGATAGTTATAACGGGAGCGTCTCCTATAGTGGCTACAGAGAACTCTTCATTTTGAAAAACAGAATCCGTTAAAAGCTCTAAGCTACTCTTACCCGTCTGTAGGTTTGTTTTTATAGAGTTTATTCTGTAAGGGATGCCTTTAATTACAAATCTATCTCTTAAAGTAGCGGTTAATATAACTGTAGTAGGTAGAAACGCATCTATATTAATAAGCCTACTTCTTAAATTAAATAAAGGAGATACAAATCTATTATAGTATCTGTCCCATAGTGTACCCGTAAAACCTCTACTTCTCGTATACGAATCCTCTTCGACTCCAAAGGTTAAAGTTTTATCTGAGTCTGCGGAGTATAGCTCTAAGTTATTAGAAGGAATATTAACTCCCGTAAACTCTTCCGAAGTACTTACAGAAGTTCTATAAGAGAAGGTTATGTCTACTTTTTGAGGGTAGTAAATTATAGGGCTCGTTGTTATAGGGTTGTTATTCTCGTCTACAACTTCTCCTATCTGAATATCAGTACCCGAGCCGTCTAAGTTATCTGTAAGCTTCCTATATCTCAGCAAGGTAAAAGGAGTCTTTATAGAGAACTCACTCCCTCCCGTATCTATATTAACAGCTGAATACAAATAAGCTCCGTAAGGTTTGCCTTGAAAGTTACGTAATAACAAAGAGTTTTTGTCTTTACTCTCTTTATATTCTAACCTAACCCCTGAGTATTGGTAGCTTCCGTCTACAGAATACGAAGACTCATCTACATATCTGCTAATATCAATATCAGTACCCGCAGACAAATAATCTGTTAAAGGCTCTACTACTATAACGCCTTCGTTATCCTCATAAGCCACTAAATTAAATAAAGTAAAGAGCCCTTTTAAAAAGTCTATTACAGACATATCGGGAAGGTTATTAGCTATAGAGTAAGGAATATCCTCTAACGACTGAGCCGAGCCCGATAGAGTGAAGTTATTATCTACTCCATTAATAAAATACTCTATATCTAAGCTTATATTATTATCGCCTTCAATTCCGCAAGCGAACCCTATTCTACCCGTTAAAGAGTCTCCTCCAAAATTAAGGGTGTACTCTCCCGTTCGCCACTCATCTATTAATGACTCTCCCGTATCTAATTTATATATCCTTACCTGATACTCTAAACTCGTGTCTTCAGGAGTTATCCTTACCTCAGCTCTACTTAAAAAATCAGGGAACGGGTTAGGTAAAGCGTAGATAATGCCGTTATCTCCTTCAGCTAAACTCCATGTAGAAGAGTCAGCGTTAACCCCTGAGCTGTCCGACCAATTTCTAAAGATATAGTTAGACTGCAAATAAGAGTCGGTTTCATCTGAAGACTTAATCTCTCCTTTCTCCTTGTTAAGATACATAAAGAGCCTATTCATTTCGGGAATAGAATCGTTCTTAAAAAAATCATTAGAAAACTCTATTCCGTAAGTAGTCTCTATAGCTCTTATAATAGCGTTAAGCCTAATAGAAGGCTTTATGTTCTTATAATATAACCCGTTGTCTGTAGCTCCGTTATAGTGGGCGTTAGGAGTGTCGTTAGCGTGTACTGTTGAGTGATAAAAAACCCCTCCCTCTGTAGTTATTAGAGACGCTAATAAGTCGAATCCGTTAGGGACTTCAGTAGAAGTAAAAGCTGAGTCTCTCTTTAACAAACTCTTTACAGAGCTTGCAGATAAAGAAAAACTATTAGCCTCAGTATCCAAGACAGTTAAAGCCGTTAACTTATTTTCTTTTAGTTTAGACTTTAAATTAGATAAGCCTCCAACAAATCTAACCGAGTAAGAGTCTGCTTTATTGTTCTTTAAATTTACTTTATTAATCTGAATATATCCCTTCTTAAATAGTGCCCCGTTTATAGTTAATGAGGCTGAGTGTTTAACTCTGTTATCATAGCCTCCTATTACATTTATATTCTCATACCTCTTGAATATAGCTTGGTTTTTTTTAGACGAAGCGGGAAGCGTAAAGTCTTGTGAGAAGTTTGAGAAGACGGTATCTAATTTTCTTATATTCCTAATAGTCTGAGTTATAGTTATAGTCTCATCCTCAAATAACTCGGCTTTAATACCGTCTATATATAGTGCTAACTTACTCATTATCTTATATCGTTAATAGTGTTAAAAGAGAAGTCCGCTTTTATACTGAATACTATAAGCTTATCATTAGCTATAGTCTTATAAGATAGGCTTGAATCAGTTATAGTTATCGGTAAGGTATCCCCGTTAATCTCTACCCAAGAGTATTTTGATAAAAGCATCTGTCTAAATACCTCGTTATGTCCTTCGTCTAAAAACCCCGTAGACAAACTAATAGACTCTATACCGTTCTTGCTCTGAGTCTCGTTAGAGTGGTCGCTAATACTGTAGGAGTCGTTAGTTAGTATATTTTTCTTAAATGTATTAGTCTGAGTTGTTTTTAACTTAATGTCAGACTTGCCCGTAAACCATACGTCTTGGGGAGCTCCGAACTTATTTATAAAAGTCACTTTGTAATAAGGGTATATAGAAGGAGGTAACTCTTCTATAGTTATAACTTCGTCATCTACTATAATCTTACTAAGGTCGAAACTGTAAACACAAAGAGAGTTGTTTAAACAGTCAATAGACTCTACTACTCCTCCGTCTTGAGTAACCCTATCTATAAAGCTATCAATCCCCGCAGTCCCCGAATTACTTATACAATACATCCTATTGGCTGACGCTGTAGTAGAAGTAATACTCTCACTATATGAGACCTTATTATCTTTATCAATAAAAGAGACATAGTAAGAGCTGTCTTTAACTATAGGCAAGTTAATATACTTGTCTTTAGGAATATATATCTTACGGTTACTAATTAATACTTTATTAGTATCGTCTGCTAAAGAGATATTCTGAGCTCCCTCAGTAAAGTCTCTAAACCCCGAGAACCCGCTTAACTGAACCATAGTTAAAGGAGTCTGAGCTACCTCCGAGACATACGGAGTTATCTGATAATCTACCCAAACGACTAAAGAGTTATATGCCCCGTCAAAAGAAACCTCTAAAGCATCCTCTACAAACGGAGATAAATCAGCGTTAATAGTGTCGTTATAAGCCTCTATCTGTAGAGTTACAGTAGCCGTAGGAGGTCTACTCGTTGTTTGAGTCCCCTCATAAACAAATAGCTCTATAACCGCTGAGGTTAAGTTAGCTATATTATACGTCACTAAGTACGGGGAGCGAGATTTTAATCTATTCATGTTTTTATATTTAATGCTTCATTTAATAGCCCTTCGACTGTTAATCCGTAAGCCTCTATCAGCTCATTATCGACATCCTTAAAAGCTTCCTCGAAAGGCTTAGTAAAGAACAGACTCGGCTTTATTCCTTTTTTCTTAATACTGTTAGCTAAGATATATCCCATAGTCCTATAACTCCCGAACCTACCTTTTTTATCTCTTGGTCTTATGCCTCTAAATTTAGCCCACTTAGATAAAGCTCCCGTATGATACTCAACCCCTACTAAATTAGATGAGGGTTTGTAAGAGAAACCCGAGAGAGACCTACCCGAATCAGTACCCTTAACCCCTCTATCTTGAAAAACCCCGTAAGGGCTCATATAAAACTCTAAAGAAAATGAGTTGGGATATACGGTTACAGTCCCTGAGATTGAGTCGTAGAGTTCTTTAGTGTGGTTTTTACCTCCCTTAGTTAGCCTCGTTCTCGCTTGCTGTATAACCCGAGCCTTAAACTCATTTAAAACATCCTCTACACTATTCACAGCTTCGGTCGTTTACTATTAATACGTCAAAAGTCGCAACCCAACCCGCTAACCTATTCTCAAATCTATCTACAAAAGGCTCTATAGTCGAACTACCCTCCGCTAACTGATACTTAGAAGCGTATAAGTCTCCTAATAATAAATTATCTAACACACTAATAACAACATCTTGTTGAGTGTTGAATATATCGTGTTCGTTATCGTTGCCTACGAATAAGTCTACAGTATCAGAATCAGACTCATTTACTATATCCATACAAAGCAAGCTAACATTATAGGTTAGAGTACTCTCTCCGTAGGAGATATTGTTAACCATAAAATGAGATAAAGGAAAGTTAGTAGTTTTGTTTAAGTCTATTCGGGTTATATCCCCATAAGTAACAGTATTAACAAAGTTAGAGCTCTCTAAAGCTTCTTTTATTTTGTCTAAAAAATTATAAAATCCCGTCATTTTTTTATCTTCTTGTTAAATTCTGCTGTTTTATCGCTCTCATAAGCTAAATACATTAGACACTGATGCAAAGGTAATTCGGTTATCTCATTAAATCTCCTAACGTCTCCTTGAGCTAAAGTATATAATCCTCTATAGCTTCCCCACTTTTGACCAAAAGAAGTTACCTCTCCTGAGTAGTCGTATATCTCAGGATATAACTCTGTAATTCCCTTGTTAAAGTCCAAAAAAAAACCCTCATCCCTAAAGCTATATTAACATCTACGTCTAACATCTCGTTAGCATATTTAGAAGAGCCCTCGTACTTCTCTATAGAATACTTACCTCCTTGTTTTGAAGTTATAGGTCTGTAAGCTACAGCCATAGCTCTATGTAAATCCTCAGCGTTAGATATATACTTACATAAATCCTGATTTTCTCCGTATGTAATTTCAGAGTCTAAATTAGGAATAAAGCCATACTCTACCCCCTTGTGAGTGAAGGTTTGAAAAAAAGGACGCTCCTCTAAAAAGAACCACTCTCTTGCCTCTTTAAGCAATGCTTCAGCTTTATCTATAGGTAAGCTCTTAATATCAAAACCTAACAAAGTAGAAACTACTCTGTCTTCGCTTGCGTCTTCAGGTAGCTTACTGTATTTTATATAATCTCCTATAGTTATCTCCATACTCTTATAATACGATATAACTTTTATATTATAACGCCCGCTAAAACCATATGTTATACTCTCCTTTATGTTTATTCTCTAATAGGCTTACAATAGCATATCTAAGAGCGTCGATGCAATGGTTAAAAGCGTCGATAGGGACGTTAATAGTAGCTCCCGTCTTATCCACTTTCCATATATAATTACCTAACTCTTTTATAAGGTTTTTACTTCTCTTAGTTACTAATATACCTTCTTGATTTATCAGGTTAATCCCGTAGACTATAGAGTCACGCCCTTTAGATACAGAGTCTATATTAATCCCGTAGGTTTTTAGCTCAGCTATAGACTTAGGCTCTGAGGAGTCAGCGTAGATACATATCTCCTCTAAATTACTATCTTTAATTAATGCTCCTATTTCGCTATTCAATAACCCCTTTTGATAGAAGACCTCATCTACAATATATTGCCCGTTGTATTTATATACTGATATAAGGCTCGAAGCGTCGTTAGTAAACCCGAAGTCTAAACCCGCACTAACTAATTTAGCTTCTTTAGGTAACGAGTCAATCTCAGACCACTCTGTTATACATGCTCCCTGAAGAGAGCCGATTTTACCAAGTCCGTAGACGTTATACCAATTCGCCCAATACTCAGAATCTTTACCCTTCTCTTTAGCCGACTCAATCTCATCTACTATAGTCTGAGGTAAAGCTTCGTTGTCTTTATATGTTATTACTAAAAGCTCAGAGTCGTTATCCTTTAACACCTCATCATGAGCCCAAAAGCGAGAAGTAGGGTTAAAGTCAATCCATATCGTCCCCGAAGTACGAATAGATAATTGCTTGTAAGCGTCAAAAGATATGTTATTAGCCTCATTAATGTATAAGTCAGTCCTTCGAGCTCCTCTAAGTTTATCCGACTGCTCTACTGAAAAGAACTCTATATAGCTTCCGTTTGTGAAGGTGTAAGTCATAGTAGACTTATTAAGCTGAGAGTCGTTAAATCTATTTAAGCTAACCATTAGCTTTAAGAAGTCCTTATAAGCTCCTCTCCTTAGATGAGGTACAGACTCAGACACTACGCTTATCTCAGACATAGGCTCTCTAATAGCCTTATCTATTAATATAGGGAGTATCCCTACAGTCTTACCCGCAGAAGTACCCCCTTGAATAACCCTCTTCCTTTTAGTTAACTTTAAGAGCTTCTCTACAGCTGTAGTTACTTTAAATCTCATCTCCCTCTATGTCTTCAGATATATTATTATAGTCTATATTGAATATAGGTTGCTCTTGAGTTATCCTTACGTCCTTAGTCTCTTTAGGCTTTCCGTAGTAGTATTCATAAAATAATTTAATAAACTTAAAATCCCCCGACTCGATACCTATCTTTAACTTTTGAAACGCAGTAGCCTCTAAAGGGGTTAGTCTCTCTATAAGCTGTAGCTCCTCAGATTTACTCTTCCTTCCCGCTGTCTTATGTCCTCCGTTGAAAATCCTCTTGTCTATCTTATCGCTCATAGAAAAAATTAATTAAAATTATTATTAATATAGATTTTACTTATACTTATTGAATAGTTTCTCCATAGGATTGTAAATAGTTTTAACAAAAGAACAGCTTAAGCAAGCTCCTTTTAAAGAGACATTAAAAACCCTTTCGTAAATCTCTCGCATCCTTAGTTGTTGCTTAGGGTTTATTCTCTGACCTCCATTTATAACGCTATCTAAAAAAATATAATCCTCTTCTGTTAGTGGGTTAATCGGTCTGCCGTAGTATTTATTAAGAGCCTCTTGCCTCTCTTTACATCCGCAGTCCTCTCCGAATAGTTTTTTAACCATATAATCAATACCGCTCATCTTTGTAATATCCGCTACTACGTCCCCGACTCCTTTAGAGGCTTGGTAGTTTTGTTTCCATTGCTTGAACTCCTTAGTTCTTTTATCTAAAGATAGATAGTAAGCTTCGTCTTTAATCATTTTTTTTATCTGTTTTTAAGTTTTTTATCTCTTGAGCCATATTCATTAGCGTCACAGTTAAGTCTACAAATAAAGACTCTAATTGAGCTATCCTTTGAGTTGTGGTTAGTTTTTTTGCCTTAGCCATATATTGAAGTTTTAATTATATATATAACGAAAAAAGGGCTAATGTATTCAATACAAAAGCCCCTCTTATTTATATGCCTCTCAGATAATTATAATAGTCCTCCCCTATGACTGTTAACAGCTTCTCCTTACAGTTCTTTAGAGTTGTAAATATAGATGTCTTACTTATCTTAGTCTCTTCTGATAGCTTCTGCATAGAGAAGCCCGTATCTTTATACAGCTTAAATAGTTGTTTATCGTACCAAGCCCAAGAGTTAACCTCTTCATTCATTTTATCGATTAGCTCATTAAATTTAGCTGAGTGCTCGCAATAACCTACGCTCTCTAATTGAAAGACGTTTTCGTCCTCGTCTAATCTATTAGTCCTTTTAGTGTCTCTTTGATTTACTCTAAGATAGTCAGTAGCTACAGACCTTATAGTTAAATACATATATGAAGGGTTAACTTTCCCTTCGTCGTTTACTATATGGTCTAACTTATCTGTATTAACTATTTTAATATAAGCCTCTTGAACTATATCAGAAGCTTCTAATACTCCGTTAGAACTACTTATAAAAGAGTAAGCTGTTCTCTCCCATTTATTGTACTGTTTATTTAAAATATCTAATTTATTCATAATCACAAGGTAAAGGTTATTTGGTTTCTTTTTTTACTGTAGTAGATAAATTCTACTTTAAATTTACTTTTTATATGAGCTTCTTTATTTCTCTCTTTGTCTTTATTTAGTGAAGGGTTGCTCCCATGTAAATAAGATATAGGCTTTACTTGAAAGGCTAAGTTCTTAGCGTCATCTACTAAGTCTATACAGTAAACCGTATCCTCTTCCTCTGTAGAGTACCTAAGATTAAGTCCCCTCTCTTTTTCTAAGTGCTCTTTAGCTTTAGCCTCCATTAAAGTGCCGTTATATGTCTGCTTTACTGTTCTCGTAAATACATACTCTTTAGAGACCTTCTCCGAATATCCTAAAGACATTATATAAGCCTTAATCTCAGATAACTTAGTTAAGTCTACTTTTTTAAAGTAATACCCCCTCCACTCTTCAAAAGAGGGAGGTCTTTTAAGACTGTTTTTAAGCTCTCTAAGAAGCTTAATACAGCTCCCGACGTTATTAGTACTAAACATCCTATTAAGTTCTATACTGCTATCTAATTTCTTTTTGTCTTCCCAATTCATTTTTTAAAGTTGCTTTTATTATTATATTAACCTTATTAACTACCTCTTCCCTTCTTGTCTCGCTTAACTTGTATATGTCGGGGAAAACCTCTTCAACTTTAGAGAGTTTGGCTTTTAGCTCCTTAATCTCTTCTTTAAGCTTATTCGTCTCCTCTAATTCTGAGTCTCCCGATATGAAATACCAATCTTGAATAAACCCCTCTTCAGTATCCCAAAAAGAATCGAACCTCCTTAATAGGTTTATTATAGTCGAGTGTTCTTTATACCCTAAATCCTTAGCAATCTCCTCAAGCTTCTTGCCTTCTATTGAGTGCTTATATTTAGCGTAAAGCATCCGAGCATTAATATAATGAGCTTTCCTACTTACTTTCCTTATATCCTCTACTAAAGGATATAGACTCTTAATTCTGTCTTCTATATTCATAATTCTAACTTTAATTGATTATTTGTTATTATTTTCTCTGTTTTTGCCTGAGCTATAAACCAACCCCTTTGCCCTAAGTATCTGAACTTATCTAAATCGTCTGAAGGGAATAAGCTGTCGAATAGTATAATAGAGTCGTGCCTTCTTACTCCTACTCCATTAAAAAGCCAATCGTTTACGTTATTACATATATTCATTTCGTGGAAGGTATAGTACTGAAATATAGCTCCCTTCTCTCTATTATAAAACTCTCTCAATAAAAAAGATATTACCATACTATCGAAACCCAAGCTCTTTAAATTATATCTAAGGTTTGCTTTATGTCTGCTCTCAGTATTACTGCCTCTATGCTCGTTAGATATTAAGTTCAATAATGTATTAATCTTATCTTTATTAACCTTATTCTCTCCGTAAAAATCCGAAGGTAACTCTAAACCTACTGAAGCGTAAATAACTCTCGGAGCACAGCTTTTTATATCGAACTCTCTAACAGAAACCCCTACAAAAGAACATATCTCTACTATCGTATCTATATTTATTTTTGTTAGTAAGTTGTAGTCTCTATTGCCTACGTAGTTCTCAGGGAAAATATACTCTTCATTAGATAGGATACCTATCAACGATAGAGCCCAAGCGTATATATTTTTTTCGTATCGCTGTATTTTATCAATTAACTCCGCTTTCCTCGTAGGAGAGTTTCTAAGAGCTCTTAACTCTTCTTTCTTGTCTAACCTATAAGAATCTTTTAAACGCTCTAAAAACCCCTTTAAAATGCCATTTGAAGCATTATCTAATATCTGCATTTGTTTTTGTGTTGCATAGATTATACTCTTATCCTCGTACTGCATATAATTAATATAACATAGATGTTCTTTGTATTGACTTAAAAAAGAGGATAAAATCTTATCGAGTGTACTATCTTTGTGGTAGTCGCTTGGAACTTTAAAACTAAAAAACCTTTCATTTAACTTATGCTCTAATATTAAGTCCCTATTAACATAACAGTAATACTCCGTCTGTCTTGTGTTAATCATTTTAATAGTCTTAGAAACCTCTTTGCTACTTATTAGATTTATATTCCTATTCCTAAGAAAACCACTATACTCCGAAGCGAACAAACCTTTATTAATCATAACCTCTTTTTCTCTCTCTAAATCCAATAGGTCTTTATTTATACTATACCTACACCCTAAATGAGTCCTCTTTACATTTAAAAGCTTTAAAAATCTAAATCTGTCTTCGTGAGTTAGGTTAGGTACTTTACTCAGTTTTGAGTATGTACCCCAATCTGAGGACGAGACCTTACTGTTTTTTATCTTATGTATTATTCCTTCTATACTACTTAATACTTCCCTCTTAGGAGACTTGCAATAAGTAGCGGAGTTATATCCGTTCCGAGTTCTGTTTATAGCTTGGTATATATTCCCTGCGTTAAAAGAGTCTTCAGAGTCATTGTCTAAGTCTTGAAAAAAGTAAACCCTTATATTAGGCTCTTGTATATCGAAACCTTCAAAAGCTTGAGAGCTCCCTATTATAAATTTAGGGTTATTAGATATTAAGAACTTTTTGCAAATAGTCTCTAATAACTTGGAGCCCGTCTTTAGGTCTGCTTTTAACTCTAACTTTCCTTCTGAGTTCTTTGTAGCAAAGTGAGATATAACTCT